ATAATGGTAATCCATGCTGATACATTGACATAGGATTCTTAACCATTAACTCACCACTCATCTCTGGTACATGTAAGTACCCTACCACTGCCATGTGTACGTTATGGTGATGGTGTTCTGCTGTCCATGCTCCTGGTGGATGAGAATTAATCCATGACTCGCTGATCATCTTCTGTGCACCTGGTTCAAAATCCCATGCGTGCCATACAGTATTAGCAAATGTCTGTAACCAACTAGTGAAGTTACCAAACTCCTTCCACATATGTGGAGGTTTATACTCTTGTCCTTGACGTAGAAGAACTACACTACTGATACCACCACCTCCTTCTGGGGTGACTCTCTTGTTCCTCTCTGTATACTCCTTCGCTTCTGCAATATGTTCCTCTACTCTGGGTCTAAAATCCTCAAAGTGGAAATCATATTTCGTTTTGAATACCAGTGGAAAAGGATTTTCAGCACGAATCTTTTGCTCATTCATAATATATTAGGACTCAACAGTTTTTTTCTTACCTATATTATACTTGGACTCAAGTATCCATTCTCCTTTATCCTTATAGGAGAGGACTTTAATTTGATTTAATGGTGCAAGATCATCATCATTAACTGTACCGACAATTTCAATCAGTCCCCAGTCAGATAGTAACCTAGCAATTCTATTTCTTCTTTGTACATCATTCTCAGATATGTTTGTTTGCTTACCATCCAGTGCAAACAATTCTTTAAAGTGTACTATGTAATACTTTCCTTTCTTGTGTAAGATATGGCAAGATTGGTAGAGTTTTCTCTCTTTCCGTGAAGCGACACCAATTCTTGTAAGTGTTTCTCGAACCTTCAAGAAGTCATCTGGTTCACGGAGAGCAACCTCCAACATCAAATCTTGAGACCAACTGATCTCTTCACTCATCTTCTTCCTCCAGTATCAAGTTTCGCTTTAATGAATTCAAGTTGTTCTTTTGTCAGAATTCTCATTACTTGCTCAGCTTTATCATAACTATAGCCATAATATTTCTTCACAAGTTCAACGTCATTGTTGACATTCCTCTTCTGCCAAGGAGAAAACCTCTTTGATTTCCTGATACTATGTAGCAAATACTGATATTGGAGATCTTTGTCTAGGTAGTACATTCCATTCATTTCATTAGAATGCATTACCGTATCAATAAACCCACTGAAACATTTATTAATTACATATGGCGGGTACTTTTTCATCGCCAATTCATTATCAGATAGGTCTTCTGTCTTCAGATTAATACTATTCAGATAATCTTTTAATGGGATGTCATGTGCCATATAAACTTTCAATAGGTGTGGGTGGATTTATATCATAATTGGTAATCAACAACTCTTTCTTACGATTATTTCGTCTGTGTTGCATACCATATGTAATCTCAAACTCTTCTTGATGATAGTTCTTAAAGAGTTCAGATAGTTCGTCATCAATATTATACGTTACCATCCATCTCCATGGAGATTGGCTACAATTCTTTGCAAAAAGTCCGTGGTCAAAATCCTTATGTAACTTAGCATCCGATCCATACAAATAAGACTTTATCTTATAGGGTGGATCAAGGAACACAAAGGTTCCAGTCTCATAGTCTGCATCTATAACCCCTGCATCGGATAGCAGTTCATTATAATCAAAGTTAGTAATAGTCCAGTTCTGTATGAGTTCAGAGTAGTCTACCAATGCCTTAGCACCACGTACTGTGAAGTTCTGACGTGATGCAGTAGCAGAGAATGAGGAGTTCTCTGTCAACCCGCTATAACTACACTTATTAAGAACCCAAAATAGAACAGATTGATCAAAAGACCCCACTTCAGAGATGGTTTCCTTGGCAGTTTTAAACAACTCTCTAGCCTTAACTTCATCATCATGCTCCAGTTTAAGATCAACAAGTGTTTTTGATAACTCCTCTCCATTTGTCTGGAGATTGTACCAGAAGTTATACAGATATTCATACTTATCATTTACCCAGACAGGTATGTCTGGATACTTCTGAGTGAAAGCAATTGCTGTTGAACCACCACCCAAAAATGGTTCCCTGAATGCCTGTATGCCATCAGGAAACATCTCAATTAATTTCTTAGCGACCCTAGACTTACCTCCAGGATATCTCAACGGTGTTTTTAGTTTCATGATATAGAAATCCTTGCTTGAGGATAGTCATTAGCGGTGTTATTTACATCTCCTGTAGGTAAACTATTAAAGGAGATACCCCAACGGTCATTCTCTGTGTTGTTCGGTTGTGAACTATGCAGTAACCAACCTGGCCATAGCAGTATGGTTCCCTTCTTTGCTGGATTAGACCAGTAAGGATGCCAACCATCATTTCTTTCTACTTCAAGGCAATCATATGATCTGGATGTAACTGGGTCATGGAAGACCGTAGACACCCCGTCTGTAAGGTACAGTATACCACAAACTGATGACATTGTATGCCTATGTATAGGATGATGACCACCCTCTCTAGCCTTTGCAAAGACTGACCACATGAGAGAGATCTCTAACCTATTACAAGACAGCATATGCTGTACCATATAGGTGTCTAGACAGTCCTGAACCTGCTTAGTAATCAAAGCAAACTCTGGTCTCTTATGTAGGTCACCCCTAGAAGTATATACCGTGTTAGGAAAATTGTAGAGTCCTAACTCTTCGTTATGTAATGCATCCCAAACACACTGAGGAATTTCTATGTCCTCAAACTCCATGATTTGTGTAGGAAATATATCATGGATAGTCTTAACAGGTTTGAGATCGAATTTCATTTCAAATAATTTAAGAACGAAAGAATAACCAATAAGGTCAGACAGATTTGATTATATCTCATTTAAACTCACACCTCATCATTATCTCTGTGAGAAATGCAACTAAATTAATCTCCTGATCTGCTACAAATGCAGACTTATACTGGTACTCACCAATAATAAGGACTGCCTCAGGTATAGATTGAGGTTTCAAGTAATCATACATGGAATCATATACCTTACGCATGATCTTGACGGGTTCATTATCCATGTTCTGAACCACCCACTTCTTCATGTTAGTAAACTCGCGACCTTGTAAGAACTTAACCAAGTCCTGTATGTTAACATCGGTCTGTTGTGCAAGTATACCTGAATCTATCTCACCACGATTGGAATAACGCTGCAACTCATTAAGAGTACGGCGAAAATCAGGGAAATACTTCTTAACCAAAGCGGCAATAACCTTTGGGTCATACTTAACGTTCTCCTTGTCTAGTATATCTTTGGCACGATGAAAGAATTCTGCTGCTAATGCCTGCTTTTGTGCTCCTTTCAATGTGAAATCCACTACAGCACACCTTGAGTGCAGTGGTTCTATGATTTTATTTTTATAATTACACGTGAATATGAACCTACAGTTTTTCTGGAATTCTTCAATCGACGCCCTAAGTAATAACTGTACGTCAGGCGTCGTATTATCCGCCTCATCCACAATGATAATTTTATGGTTTGATTCAGATGTAAGAGAAACAGTAGCAGCAAAGGTCTTTGCCTGATTGCGTACAGTGTCCAGGAATCTACCCTCATCAGACCCATTAATGACATAAAAATCTGCTCCTATCTCATTACACAATGCCTTAGCAACGGTAGTCTTTCCCACCCCTGCTGGTCCTGCAAGAAGAAGATTAGGAATCTCTCCTTGCTCTAAGAACCCTTTAAACATCGCCTTAGTTTCATCAGGAATAATACATTCCTCAATCGACTGGGGACGATATTGTTCAACCCATAAAAACATAATTAAACCTTATGACGAAGTTCACTATCTGGTTCTAATGCTATAAAATATTCTAAATTTCCTTGCTGATCCTTAAAGTATGCTACCTTCTTATCTGATAGAGATACCTGATAGTTAAGGGATCTTCCAGCACGTTGTGCTTGAGACATTACCTTAAGGTTTTCTACCTTCATACAATAACAGAAGGTCTCATCAGGGGATACTTCACCGACTACTATTTCAAATGCATTACTGGTATCATTCTTCTTATCAGTGACGGTTAAGATCAAATCCTGACCACGTGTAGTCACACATAAATCTGGTACCATGTACAACTTAGCAGCACGTTCAATAGTCATCAACGTATCTGTTGTAAGTTCGAATGAACATGTTGGATCAGGCATAGCAATCTCCTTCTTAGGAGGAGATGTGATTATATCTGGATCAGCATAGTAGAATGTTGTACTAGACTTACCATTCTTAGATTTTACACTACACTTCTTATCTGTAATGCTTAACTGTGGCTCATCAATCAATGATATTCCACCAAGAAAAGTAGAAAGATCATAGAATGCCATCTTATATTCGAAACTCTCTTCAACCGTTGCACGTGCAAGAATATTTTTGTTGATAGAGATTGTACTGATCTTGTTACCAGGTTCAATAACTATTGACTTGTTGATATTACTGAAATTCTTCAGTAAATCTTGTGTAAATGGGGATAAACTAATACTCATTTGTCGTAATCAACGGAGAATGCTGTAGTTCCATCATTGATAGACTGCGCTCTAGCGGTCTTATCATTGAAATGGAGTAAGAGTATAGCATAATGGATAATCTTGATGATGTCCTTACGTGCTGTACCCTTTCGATCATACCGTGAGGCATACTTTAGGATGTTACTCCTACAGAATGCTTCTGCGTCACCAACTGAGTCGATAAGATCCAAAGTTTGAACATTACCGACAGAATAGTGCCCACGATAAGTGTTTCCAATGTAATCAGAGACCTCTCGCAAGATCTCTGATTCACTATACTTGTTCATAGTCATGATGTTACTCTAGATTGTTGTTTATGTCAACGTCAGCATCAATCTTATCATATAATTCGAGAAATGACTGCTTAGTCTCATCATCAAACCTGTTCAGGCATACGTTTACTGCCTTCACACGATTGTTAAAGATCGCAAAGGCACGGATGATGTGTACTAGACGACGAGTACTAATGATTTCATCCACTCCACCCTCTTTAAAGGTCTTACGGATGATATCTGCCCAGTTTACTAGGTGTGTGATGAACTCATCGTCACAAGCATCCAACTCATGACAGTAGTTGTTGAGTATTTTAGTCTCATTTACTGGTGTTGGGTACTCTTGCTCGAAAGTTAAGGGGAATCTCTCTAGGAATGCTTCATTGAGTACATTAGTACCAACGAAACGTCCGTCGTCGGATCCTTTTCCTTTAGTGTTTGCAGTAGCAACCACAGTGAATCCCTTGGCAGGTTGAACGTACCTACCAATCTTCTTAAGGAATACACCCTTACCCTCTAGGATAGACTGTAAGCATAGGATTTTGTTGCTGGCAAGGTCAACTTCGTCTAGAAGGAGGACAGCTCCCCTCTCCAGAGCTTCGATGACTGGACCATTATGCCACACAGTGTTACCATCAGCAAGACGGAACCCACCAATAAGGTCATCTTCGTCGGTTTCAACGGTAATATTGACTCTAATTAACTCTCTATTTAGTTGTGAACATGCCTGTTCTACACCAAAGGTCTTACCGTTACCTGAGAGACCAGTAATGAATACAGGATAGAATATCTTTGCTTTAAGTACCCTCTTAAGGTCATTAAAATTACCAAAAGGTACGAAGTTTGGATCCTTAGCAGGTATAAGATTTTGCTTTTCTGGTGCAGATGGTGAAGTGAATACCTTTTCTAGTTCTTGCACGGTTAAATTCCACTTACCGATACCAATCTTATAATCCTTAATTCTTTTCTTAATAGTAGCATAGGAAACACCAAACTTATCTGCTGCTGTTAATAGTTCTGCAGTACCGACTTCAGTTCCGAAGGATTCCGTCAAGTAATCCAAGATCTGTTCGGTTGTCACTGGTGCTGGTTGAAATGGCATTTGAATCTTGTTTGAATATGTCTATAGTATAATCGAATTCGTCAGGTTCGTGCGTAATAAAGGACGGTTTTCTATCTGTCCTATGGTAGTTGTCTTTTACCCATGGTTTTGATAAGAGATACCTACGATATGCCTCCACTGTACTGATAGAGGTATCGTTTTTGAACTCATCTGGCATACATCTGACGAAAGGAGAGTGTTTCTCCCAACAGGT